GGGATCGTAGATGCGTGTGACGCTCCCCTCCTCGGTGCGTGGCGACCACTCCTTCTTCTGTCTTTTCCTTATGCGGGAAACGACGGAGGTGGCGACATGATGGACGGACCGTGGGACGCGGTAGGATTGTGAAAGCACCTCAGACGCGCCGGGAAGCATGACAAATTTGTCGATGTCCGCTCCTGACCAGCGGTAGATCCCCTGGTCGTCATCGCCAGCCACGAACATCTGGTCGCTTCGCTCCCCTAAATGTTCTGCCACCTTCCATTGAAGCGGCGTCAGATCCTGCGCTTCATCGAGAAAGACAGTCCCGAGATACGGGATATACCCCGGATTTGCCGCTAAGTCTATCATCATGTCGGTGAAGTCTTTGATATTATTCAGAGTTTTGAATCTGGAATACTCTTCGGACAGGTGTTCGAACTCATAAAAGGGAATATCAAGCTCTACAAGGTTGTAGGCATGGCGTGTTCCCTGAAGCGTGTTCCTTGCCAGATCGATACATCGCATCACCGGATGGTTCGATCTCATCACGGCAAAGCCTTCCTCCTCGACGCGCTCAAGTCCTGCCGCCGACAGATCGACGCCCACTTTGAACGAGAACATCTTGAGATGTTTATCGGTGAGTACTGAGGCGCTACTCATGCCAAGGAGGAGAAAGGCGAGGCTGTGCAATGTGCGGAAGTAAACGAAGTCTTCCTCTGCATCGAGGTTGAAACGTGCGACAGCACGGTCTCTTGCCTCGTGCGCCGCCTTTCGGGTGAACGAGAAGTAGCCGATGTTGGTGGGCGACATGCCGCCAGCGAGTAGCTCGTCCACCTTGTTGAGCAGCGTGGTTGTCTTGCCGGTGCCGGGAGGTCCGAAATATCTAAACATTTTTGCGCCTCATATGGACATCGAGTTCGTAGCCCAGCGCGTCGAGGATCTTCTCGATTTTCTGGACCGAGAGCTGGTGCGGCGTTTCGATATTCTCGTATTCGCACAGGGTGCGCTGCGGCATTCTTGCGATTATCGCGAGCTTTTTCTGACTGAAGCCACGTTCCTTGCGAAGCTCTCTGAGTAACTGGGGCCAGTTGGTTATCAAAACGGAACGTCCTCCTCGTCAAAGCGCGTGCCAAATTCCTCGTCGATCTGGGCGAAGGCCGGGATCGACCAGCAGCGCACGGTGCGGCCTTTTATACGGAACTGCTCGGCATGTCCTCCGATGTCTCTCAGGCGCTGGGCGATCTTGTTGGAACGGTAGTCGAAGAATTTGTTGCGTTTCAGATAAGCCTCGAAATCCTTGAGACGGAAATAGGTGCGGCCATCCTCCTCGTTGGTCCATGGGCGGCGGAGCAGGATCTCTTCCCTGTCGAGCGCACTTTGCATATGCGTGGAGAACTCTTCCAGGAGGTCGTAGAATTGACCTCTAAGGCTCGTGTCTTCCGGCGTCGAGATGATCGCGCCTTCTGTTTGGAGCATCTGGGAGAGGAGGAGATTGATCTGGGCTTCCCATGCAGCGCGAGTGACCGTCCGGGGCATGAAGTTGATCTGATCCATGCACAGCACCTGGAAGCGAGGCTGTCTCTGCAAGCCCTCGGTGTCGAGTTCGACCGGACTTCCGTTGACATCGAGGAACCAGAGCGGTGGTTCGCTGTCCATCTTTCGCAGATTGGCAACGGATGGCGTGTTGGCACCGCCGCCGACTCCGTGCTTGCGTGAGCGGCACAAATCCTTGTTGCAGAAATTGATGACGGGCTGGTCGGAACACTTGTACTGATAGTCCTTCTTCTTGATTTGCTCGGCGACGAGGTTGACCTCCTTGAGATCCAGAGGCGGTTGCATGATCTTCTGGTTGTATTCGAGGATGCGCGTCTCCCAATCGTCGGGGTGCGCCTTCCGTAGGTAGACGCCAAGATTAAAGAGGCCGTTATTTCTTGTGCCCTCGGGGAAGCCCTGTCGCAGGAGAGCCTGCAAACATGGCGGACCATCGGGCAGCTTCTCGTCCACCTGTGCGACGGGCTGGGATAACAGCGCGTCGAGGTCGTCCTCGCCGATGGCAGCGACTTCGGCCATGTCGAGGAACTCTTCCAGCGTGGCGGCGGTCCCGTCTGGTTTGACGGCGTAGCGCAAGCCACCCTCCGCATCAAAGTAGGGGAGGTTGAGGAAGTTGCCGGTATCGCCGCGCTCTACGAGAAGCTTGATCTGTTTTGGAAAGATCTCGGTGCTAGCGGCGTAGCCAAGCTCGCTGGCGAGTTCCTTGAGCTTGTGCTGAAGTTTCTCGGCGTCAACGGCTTCGGTGAGGAACATGAACAGGTGCCCGCCGCCCGACTTGCTGCGGCAGACGATGAGCGGGAACTGAAGCTTGGTGACGCGCTGGACAATCTCTTGATGGTCGAGGGGGTAGGAATCGATGTCGATTGCGCCCCAGAAGCAGACGTTCTCTTCGTTGATCGGGACAACCCCGATACTCACCTCACCCTTCAGGTGGGCCTCGAAAACGGCCTTGGTCCGTGGTTCGCGGACAATCTTGTAGATGCCCTGCTGCTTTCCGCTGGCATCCTTTTTGGTCAGGTCAACGGCACCGTAGGCGCGGTCGAGGCCACGGAAAACGCGAGCAAATCTGTCTGTGGAATCCATAACGGAAAAAAGGGGAGGATCTCTCCTCCCCCCGTAATCCTAGAAGGGCACGTCGTCGTCGGAGAGACTATCTCCTTCCTGAACATGCTTGACTTTCACCTGTCCGGCCATGATCGACTGAGCAAAGTGCTTGGCCTCGGCGTAGAGGTTCGGGTCCTCGATCTGAGAATCCTTTGAGATCTGCCAGCCATGCCAGCTACCGTTCTTGTTTTCCTCGCCAACGGACTCAAGATGCCAGATGTGGCTCCACCTCGCCGGAGTGAACAGGTCACCATTAGCATCCTTCATCTTCAAAGTCTTGATGGCGCTGTTCCACTGCTTGGACTTTTTGAGTTGCGTGGCCTTCATGGGCAGCAGTGCCTGCTGCGTCATGCCGTCCGCATCAACAATAAGGACATAGTGCTGTGCAGTACGCTCCAAATAGCGACCGGACCCGTCAACGACGTAGTCTTTGTTGTCGTCGCCGCGCTCGGTTTTGGGAAGGGCGTCTCCCGCCGAATAGATGGCGTGAGGTGCGCCGCTCCCGGTGCCGCGAGGCTCCCACTCGATGTGCTGAAGAGTGTAAGCGCAGTTTACGACGCGAACGCCGTCGCCGCCTTTCACGACTTCCTTGGTGACCGTGTTAAAGAGGTCGCCCGCCCTGGCGTTTTCGATGTCATCCAGTTCGGGAGACATCTTTTGCAAGATTTTCAGAAACGGAATTGCAAGATCGTCGCTTCCCAAATTATCGACGCCCGCGCCCGCATCCTCTGCGAACATATCCATTTTCATCACGGCTGCTTTCTTGCCGTTGCCGTTCTTCGTCACTGCTTTTGCCATCACTTAATCCTCCTCTTGATTGTTGCTCGCGTTGAGATAAAAGCACCGAAAAGATCCAGAGGCACTGCATCACCCGTTTCCACTCGCTCTCTGAGCCACGCCTTCAGAGTCATGGGCTCAACCTTTTCGAGCTGACTTGGAACGAAACCTTGGGCTCCGCACAAGCTGACAAACTCTTTTGCCGTCTCATCCTCGCCCCGGCCAAACGTCACCGTGATGTTGTTTTTCACAAGGTCACCGAAATCATGGTCACGCAACCACTGGAACGCCTCTTCCTTCCTGTCTTTTGGAATGGAAGCCGCGTAAATAGGCTTGATCGAGATTTCGGAACCATCTGTCAGGGTGAACTTCTGAAGCCCCATTTCCTCCAGGGCTTCCGGAAGGCGCTGATCGGTGATCTCGTATAAGGCTTTCTTGTGCGCCTTCAACCGCTGCTCGGCGTCGAAGATTTTCTCCTCAAGAGCAGCGGCCTCGTTGGCAAGACGCGCTACGCCATCTAGGTCGCCTTTCTTGAGTTGATCGATTTTGTCTGCGGCAACTCCGGAATCGGATGCCATTTCTGCTAGTAAGTCGTTCATAACTAATACCTTTTCACGTTTCGTTCATCGATGGTTGACATAACCATCACCAATCTATATATGTGAATAGCTCGGGCTATGCAAGAAAAATCTTCCATGAAGTATATTTATTTCACAGAGCCTTACGAACACCAGCGCGAGGCCTTCCTAGCGAGTTGCCAAAGCGCCGTGTATGCGCTTCTGATGGACATGGGCACTGGAAAAACGAAGGTCGTCATCGACACTCTGGCTTTTAATTTCGAGGAGGGCCGGATCAATTTTATTCTAGTGTCCGCCCCCAAAGGTGTTATTGCAAACTGGGTTCCGGAGATCGAGAAGCATCTCCCGGAGCGCATCCCCAGAAAAATAGTCCTGTGGAAGCCCAGCCTGACGAAGGCGAAACGGAAGGAGTTGATGGAGTTATACGAAGATTCCAATGAACTCAAAATACTTTTGATGAATGTCGAGGCATTCTCAACCAAGAAAGGCGTCGATGTTGCGGAGTTCTTCGTCAAGAAATTCAAGACCTTCATGGTGGTGGATGAGTCCACTACTATAAAGAATCGAAAGGCCAAGCGCACCAAGGCAATCTGTGCCGTGGGCCGTGGTGCTGTAATGCGGCGCATTCTGACGGGATCACCCGTCACAAAAAGCCCCATGGATTTGTACAGCCAGATGGAATTCCTGGACCCTGGCATTCTTGGCTTCCGGAGCTTCTATGCCTTTCAGGGCAGGTACGCCATCGTGCAGCGCCGCACCTTGGGAAGTCACTCTTTCAATCATGTCGTCGGATTCCGTAGGCTGGACGAGCTGACCGAAAAGCTTCAGGAGCACTCCTACCGCGTCCGCAAGGAGGACTGTCTGGATCTCCCGGACAAGGTTTACATGTCCCGGAGCGTGGAACTGACAAAAGAGCAGTCGGACGCCTACGTGCAGA